CGACGCTCTTCCGATCTGAATACGTTACGAAAGCGTCCTCTTCTTTAACGGTTTCCTTTTTATTTCCTGCGACCGCCATTTCCTTTTCCTTTCTTCTTACAAGCCATAACTTTTCCTTAAAAAGGGAGCCGAAGCTCCCTTAATCAATTAGCCTCCCTGGTTACCGCCAGTACCGCCAGTGCCGCCACTTGCGGCCTCGGTATCCTTGGATGCTTTGACATCCTTCCAGTTTCGGATAATGGCGTGAGGTTTAGCCTGAAGCAGTTCAAGACCGCATTCAGTGATGTAGAAGTGTTCGGACGCATCTACATCGTTTGCCTGGACATCACGTTTCAGGGTTGTGTCACGACCGTTCATGTAACGATAGCCAAGAGCATCCATATCAAGAATGATGCCGTTAGCGTTCATGGACGGAATCTGACGGAACAGCGGATGCATATAGACAAGCAAGTCACCTGCAAAGGTGTGATAACGAGCGAAGGAAACGCCGTAAGCATTGTCTACAGCAGTCGGCTGCCAACGATTTTTTGCGATCTGCATGAGGTTAGAAATAACTCTCGGGCCACAGAACATGACTTTTTCCTTAGAACCCCAAGCGAACAAGTCTTCAATCAACAGACGATCAAATTCGTATTCAGTGATTACGTTTTCATTTTCAAAAGCGGAAGCGGCATCAATGACGTTCGGAATCATGGAGAACAGACCGCCTGTATACCGACGAGGAGTAGCGGTGTTTTCATCCTCGATTGCTCTCTGACCAAAGAAGAAAGCTCGTTCAATATCAGCCATGTGATTCTTCAACGCTTTGGTGAGCATTTCGGATTCCTTGTCACCAGTACGCAGGTAGGTCTGCTTCAAAGTACCAGTGATGGAAACACCAGTCTTAAAGATCTGTGTGTAGTTGTAGTCCGTTGTCGGGTCAAACGTAGCTACGGACGGTTTACCAGAACCTTCTTTTGCGGCGTAGCCGATGATAACGAGTTCGTCTCCTACGGTTACTGCCTTCTTAGTAGAGTCGCCACCTGCGCCACGAGCAACCGTAAGAGTGTTCGTGGAGGTATTAGCGTCTGCTGTAGCTCTCATCACTTCACCAGTTCGGGTGTTATACAGAGTTGCGTTTTCAACAACGAACGGAACGTTGTCGTCCGCAGTTACGACAATAGATGTCGCAGAGTCGGTTGCGGCAGTGGATACCTTCAACACACGAGACGGAAGTTCGTCACGGAAGTGGTTGTACTTCGGGTCGTCTGTCGGCGTGGAATGAGCAAAGGACAAAAGCGCATTCAACGGAGCAGTACCGTTCGGTTCAAGCAATGTAAACGTTTCACGCCAGTTGGTCGGTCGAACGTTTACATCAAACTGACCAGTACCACGAAGTCCTGCAATTGCACGTTGTGCCATAAAGTGAATATCTCCTTAATGAATTTTTCAATTGATTTCAGGAGTTCGTTTGCTCCATCGAAATCGACAAAGCACATATTCCCTTTAAACAAAAAGAGCAGTGGGAAAACTGCTCCTTTCGTATAAAAATTTTTATTTACTACATCCGACTAGCCATAACCTTCTTGATGTAGTCGTTCATAAACTGCTGATCAGGGCTCACTTGAGGCGGGATTCCTGCACCAGCATTAGAGGGAGTTCCTGTCGGATTACCTGTATAAGCCTGTCTGCGCTCCATTACGCCACGAAGACGTGCAATCTCAGGTGCGTCCATGTTTGCCTTAAAGTCTGCCATTAGCGTGTTGGCAACCTGCGGGTCGAGGAAGTCGGCGGGTGTATAACCACGTTGCATAGCAAACAGCATGAAGTCATTAGCTCGGTCATCAGGCACTCCGTTGGTGTTAGCAGCTTCTTTCAGATTCATTTTTACCTGCATCTGCTGAGTATTTGCCTGTGTCTTCTGTGCCTGTTGTAAAGCCTGTTGTCCCTGCTGTGCAGATTGAGCTCCGCCCTTCTGCATCTGAACAAGCATCTGCTGCATCTGCTGAAGTTGCTGTGCCATCTTCTGCATGGCCTGATTCTGTTCACGGAAACCAGGCGGGAGTTTCAAACCGTTATCACGTTCCCAGTTGGTAAGGGCATCATCAGCGGGAGGCTGAGCAGGTTGACCTTCCTGACCGTCAGCGGGATTCTGTTTTCTCTGATCTACGTTACCCATAGTCGGGTTCTTTGTGTACGCCTTAACAGCTTCCTGAAGGAAAGAAGCAACCTCACCAGCCTTAGGTGTGTAGCCGTTCTTCTTAGCCTGTTCAGTAATGCGTGATGCAAAGTCGAGAACATCCTTGTTGTCCAACATCCGGGAGTTCAGACTTGCGTAACGTTCCATCGTGTTAGCAATCTGAGCTTGAGTGAACTGCTGAACGTTGCCGTCCTTCATTCGGATGTCATAGATGTCAATCGGAGATTCACCTTCTCCGTCCTTCGGCTCACCCTGCTTAGTTGCTTGTTCAATGGCTGTGGGATTGGGGTCTGCTTTAGGAGGTTCCGTAGGCACCTCAGGCTGAGGTGTGGCATCCTGCGGAGGTGTTGGTACAGGAGCCTGTTGACCTGTGGCTCCTCCTAAAAGCTGATTAGAAAGTTGGTTAATAATGTCCTGATCTGTACTGTCCATTCGTGTCTCTCCTATTCGTTAAGCGGTAATTGGTTCTCTAAAGATTCAAGAAGATTGTCGGGGTAGCTGAGAAAGCCATTAAGGGTGAGTAACGCTCCACGGCGGTAATCAATTTCATGGATAGACATTTCCGCCTTGGAGCCGAAGGCAACCGTATGATCGTAGATTTGTTTTCGGATTTCCTCTTTAATGAGTTTCCATCCGTCGGAATTAACAAACTCTTTTAAATACCCAACCTTCTTCACGATCATCGGGTCTACTGCGTCCAAATCATCCTTCGTCACTCGTCTCTCCTAAAAACATCTTTTGCTCAGCAAGTCTCCTTCTGAGAAGTCCCCTGAGTTTTATCCCGTTTGAATAAATCCACTTGGGAAACTCCAAAGCAGCACCTTCAAAATCTCGTCTATTAACCTTCTTTAGCAACGTTGAAATTTGTAGATTTCCCGCTCCCACATTGAATGCGAAGTCAGTCAGAGCTGAGAACTGATCGACATCCACCTCTGTTTTTAGAAGTCGTGAGACAGCTAGTCCTGCCTTCTCGATGTCTTTTTGAAGGAGAGCTTCGGCTACTTCTCTCTCAATGGGCTTGAACTTCTTTAAGTCTTCGTAACGCTTACGAGAAAGAAGATGCCCATACCCAATGGTCGGATACCCAACAGGGTCGTGATATGCGTAGACAAGTCCGTCCTTTCCAAGACGTTCTAGTTTCTCAAACGGCTTTGCTAGTGAAGATACTTTCTCGTGAACTTCATCCGGCAACTTACTCAATGGACTTACCCTTTAAGAATTGCTTTGCACTTCTTGCGCCAAACCAATAGGAAAGAACGAGCGTCAGAACGGCTAGATCATCCTCAGACCAAAGGAGCTGTACCGTGCTTTCCAACGGCATACCGTTTTTCATAGCCTCAAGGTACAAACCGTACTTAACCAAGCAGTACATAAAGATCATGCCGTAGGTAACGGCGGGTCTTACTAGCGTATTGAGAACGTCTAATAGAGCATAGATAAAGAACCCTGGAACCATAATGATCGGGGAGTACCATGCTCCTTCCGTCCATTGCCGAACGGTATCAACCAGTTGGATTCCAGTTGTCGGAGATTCCCGATGGATGGCAACTGTCTCGTTAATGTCTGCCATTGCACCGATCTCGTCCATGCGATACAGATGCTCCTTCTCGGCCTGTTCAACACGAAGGCGGAACATCTCCAACTCGTGTTTATCATCCTGATGGCGTTGGTAGGTCTTAATAACCTCAGGAATAAACGGGGCTAAGAATCCGAAGATGGCGGACAGAATTGACAGCATTATTTAAGGAACACTTGCAGTAAGGTAAAACCTAAGGAGAGGACAAAAGCCACACCCCAAAGGCGATTAACGATTTTCTCCAACTGGGAAGAGATGCTTGTGCATTCAGCCTTCACTTCAGCCAATCCCTTCTCCAAGTTCTCAATTCGTCGGCTATGAGAACTGTTCCGTTCCTCTTGTCGTGTCAGACGCTCCATGAGCTCGGTAAGGCCGTCGAGCTTATGGTTAATCTCAGCTAGGTCTTGTTTCGTAACGGGCTCCATTAGTCTTCGTCATCCTTCCCTTTGACCTTATTCTTAAGGCCAAGGACTATTGCAGAAATAACGTCTGCAACTTCTGAATACTTCCCTTGTGAAAGTATGGCTAACGCTCTTCGAGCTTGATCGTTGGTAATCTCAATCTGAATTTTTGTTTTATCCATTAGTTCTCCTAGGTAAAGGCAATGATGTCGTCTCTTGCACGAAGCTGTCCTTCGCAATAAGCGTTGCCATGAATAGTTGGGTTAGTATCGGGAAGCGGCGTATAACCTAAGGCACGGATGACCTGCTCTTTCGTCAGGTTTCCGTCCCACGTAAGGTTCTTGCCGTTGTAAGTAATTCCGCTCGGGCTAACTGTGAATGAGTTTTCCCCAGCCTTTATCGTTACAGGGCCGTTTACAGTGCCGCCTGTAGCCAAGTCAAGGTAATCAGCCTCGTCAATTCGACCGTCAACGTATGCCTTAGTCGCTACCTCTGTTGCATCCTGTGGGTCTCGTGACGCATAAAGAGGGCCTGTCATGGTTCCACCAGCAGTATCAAGCGGTGTGTACCCAAGGCCGTCTTCTTTCTTAGCATCAAGCTCCTGAATCAAACGGTCAACGTACTGCTTAGTCGCAGCATGAAGCGGAACTGTCGGGTCATCGTTCAGCGTCAATGGCTCGACCATCTTGATCGCCTTACAGCCGTTGTGATTCTCTATAGCAAAGTCACCAAGCTGGAGCGTTCCTCTCATTTCAGCAGGATTTCTATCATCTAAAAGCTGTCGGGCATACGGTGTAAGCGTACATAAAGCGGAGGAATTGTCGCCCGTGAAGAAGACTAACGTGTCCGCTGTAGGCGTGACCTGAGATAAAGCACCTAACGATGGAGCCCCGACCAGCGCAACGAACTTCTGTCGGTTCGGCAACAGCGCTGAAGTGTGATCTTCTGTACAAATTTGAACGATGTTCTCGATAACCACATAGTCCGTAGCATGGTAAGCAGTGTTAGGTGTCCAGTTTCCACGGAACTTTGCAAAGAAAGCTCCTGTGTTCTGCCATCCTTCTCCATCCTCGTCATACTGACCAGCTCGAATCTGAAGCTGGAAGTCCCCTCCTACACGTAAGCGAATGAAGTCAGGTCTTACGTGGCCTGTGGTGTCTGAGAAAATTTCCTCCAACAAGTCATAAACTGGACGACTTCCGATTTCACACGCCTCTAAGTACGCATCAAGTTCGTGATCTCCCGTCTTTGCGGAAAGGAATCGTAGTTGTTCACCAATCGGTTTTGTTTCTGCCATTACATTGCATCCTTCATGGGAACGAGGTTCCCTTTCATAACTTCCTGTTCGATTTGTTCTTGCGGCATGACGGAAGATTGACCACGCATCTTCTCCATAATCGCCATCTTCTGAGACGGAGTAAGTCCTTCACGAGCTTGACGCTTCTGATCAATCTTGAATTGATCAATGTCAGGTACACCCATAGCTCGGATGGATTCTTCAACCAATCGTCCCATGTCGTATTCCATCTGCATACCTGCCTGACCGACAACCTGCATAATCTGCAACCAAGTTTCAGGAGAACGTGTCGGTTCAACTGGCAGTGTTCCGTCTACAACAAGGTATTCAACATCGCCTTCCAGCATATTTTGGTCAATATCCACATAACCATCCTCAGACATAGAAGCGAAGATCGTATTGGCATCTGTCTCGGACACTCGCAACGACGTATTGAAACGCAACGCATCCTGCACGTTGCTTACCATCATTCGGACGATAGGACGTATCGTTGTTGCAGAAATAATCCGAGACAGAACACCAAGTCGTTGGCTACCTAACTGGGTCAGTCGTGAGATTTCAGTGGCGGAACGGATGCCGTCGGATGTCGGCATACCCTGTTGAGCGTCAGAAGCGGCGGAAAGTCTCTGCTTCATGTCACCCAAGAGCTGAATATCCTGCCAATGTCCACGAGTAACGTCAGGTATCTGTGCGATCTGAATGCCATCTCCAGGTTTTGTGCCCGGAAGTGTTCTAACGACACCCCAAGGGTTTCGGTTAATCAAGTCGTGAACCGCTACACGTTGCGGGTCAACGAAGATAAGGTTGTTTAAAGCGGACTGTACGTTGTCAATGCGAGAACGAAGCAGCCAAGTGCCAAGGTTATGTAAAGGTAAAAGCAGATCGTAAAGGGATTGCTGATGTGTCTTATGACTATCGAACCCAAATCCTCCAATCGCACAAGGAAAGCTCTGACCATACGGATTAAGTTGGCAACGAATGACGAAACGCTCGTCCAAAATCGCCACAACCATCCACACTTGTCCGAGTCCTGGCATACCGATGTCATCCCCGTTGAACACAATCCATGCTTCGTCCACGACATGACTCTTGCCCACACGGAAGTAGCCCACGTCGTTACTGTCGTTAATCTCGGTTTGATTGATATTCCACCCATTGCCTTCCTCCTTGTGCCACGTATGGCTTCTCCAACCAGCGCATTCAATGTCGTTCTCAAGCATCCGAGGATATTTGATTAACTTCGGATAGAGACCTGTTCTTACCAAGGCTGAACCTGAGGCGTGTTCGGAGAACACAATGAACTGCATATTCTGCACATCACCCGCTTGAACTCTCGGGTCAGGGAATGTCTTTCTCGGGTCAGCATTGATCAGCAAATTCGTGTTCAGTTTGTCTGACCACACAACCTTTGTAGGTGCGAAGCCATACCGAATTGAATCTAGGAAGAGCATGGCTAAATGAGCGTCTGCCGCAGTTTTACGCATCTGCTGGTGCAGTACCCTTTCCAGCAACGCAGAAGCCTTTCTAGACTCTCTATTAAGCCCCTCTAGCTGGAACATCGGATTACGCCCAGTGATAGCCGCCATGAAGTACGTCAGCACCGTGTCACTAATTGCACGGGTATCTGCAATCACCACCTTGTTTCTGAAGCGTGTTGCATCCGGCGGAACGTACAGATCGTGAGCACGATCACTTTCCTTCCAGTGATCGTAACGTTTCGAGATAGAGTCATAGGACATTTCGCTGATTACCTTCACATAATCAACAAGTCTCCTCTCTTGATCTTCAGTCAGAAGATCAGAGATGTCCTGATAATTCATCAAAGCCGTCTGATGCTGAGACAGATCAGTTACGAACGCAATATGTTGATTCGGTGAGCTTTGATTTCTGTAATCAAACCAAGCGCTAGTCATAAAAGAGAGAATGACTTAGACATAAAAATATCGTTTGAAAACTGCTAGATAGGGGTAAATACCTAAACATTAAGCATTACATTCATTTCACTTGATACCTATAATAAGAAAGTCGATTCGGTAAGCAGTGATGAACTGTAGACGGAGGTCGATGATTTACAAGGCTACTTGGGAATTGTCCGAAGCCGATAGTAAAAGTTCAAAGGAGTGGTGGTGTGAACGACTGGCCTTTGAGTGATTAGCTATCTTGGGAGAGGTTGAGTAGAGACCCCAAAGGACTGGTGCAGAGCGGAGCCGAGCACCAACGAGCTCTACAGCAGGAACCCACAGGAGAGGTTGAAAAATCTCCTGATGTGATTTGACCTGTGCCCTAACCTAGTCTCGGCTGGGTAGGGCGAAGTGCAGGTCGGATTACATTCCGATATGTAATCCGAGAAACGTTACTACAGTACCGTAGTAACGATTAAACATTTCTACAGATAAATATTTCTCTTAATTACAGTAATAACCATTTATGGTTATTAGGGATTATTGCGTCTTTAATTATTTAAAATTCAATAAGTTAGTATTTTATTAGGGTAATCACTATTACCTTAAACTTTACATTTATTTCTTTTATTGTTACTATTATTACGTTGCTAAATGAAAGGAATCACATTAAGTAACTTCAGTAAAGAAAGTTGTATTTCCACTCTGAGATCTGTCTTTGGAGGATTTCAACAGACCTCAGTTTTAAGCCTCTTGATACACAGGGGGTTTAAAACTAAATCGGAAGGTGACTGAGCGGTTGAAAGCGGCGGACTGTAAATCCGTTTCCCCTAGTGGTGACTCGGTGGTTCAAATCCATCCCTTCCGACCAAGGTTGTTGCGGGTATGGTTCAACTGGTAGAACAACGGCCTTCCAAGCCGTTGACGAGAGTTCGAGTCTCTCTACCCGCTCCACTAGAAGTTGACCTGCACTATCCGAGACATATAGGTCTCGCAAGGCTTGTGTCTCGGAGTCCGTGTAGGTTTTTGAGGTGGTGTGCAGGTGTGTAGCGAACATCTGTGTAAGGTCTGTCGGTTGGCCACTGACAGTCCTGTATGACCGGCAACAGGCGCCATTTAGTTGAAGGGAATACGAACGGTCGGAGGTAGCTCAGTCGGTAGAGCGGCCTTTAATAAGGGTGTGTCGTGGGTTCGAGCCCCACCCTCCGAATCACTTAACGATAACGCAGAGGCTGTTAGGAAGGCGAAACACCGACGACATGGCGTGAATCGAAGCACGATCAGATCGGCATTGAGAGTTCAAATCTCTCCCTCTGCACCCAAGGTTTTTTTATGTGGACATTAAAAGATAAAGAGCTAAAACAAAAGCTCAGTACATGGTTCACCGACGAAGAGATTGACAGTGAATGCTGTCAGCAAATGTACACCATAGAATCAGTAATAACCCTTCGTAAAGGTCTTTCTCCTGCGGCTGGTTCAGTCGTATTCGATGTTTTCAAGAACGAGTTTGAATTGACTTACAACCCTAATGGTTGGAATCCTTACCCTCAAGTCACTCCTCCTAATGAAGGGGAATGGCTTGTACAGGACAAGTACGGAGACTTATCTATCAGAGATTTTCATGCAACTTATGGCCCTGAAGGTTGTGACAAATGGTGGGAAAACACACCTTCTTATTACCCCGAAGCAGTGGCTTTCAGAGCTTTACCTGAACGTTACAAGGAAAATAAAAAATGAAACTCAGTTACTTTGATTGTCAATTCTTAGCTCAGAAGTTAAATAATATTGCACGTAACCCTGACGTTGGTTCTCACGACAAACGTTATTGCGACACCCTGCTTCCTTACTTTGAAAGAATAGTTGAAAGCAGACCTGATGGTGTCCGTATGTCTAGTGACGTAGAGATTGCTTTCGAGGATAAGATCAACGAAAGAATCTCAGAACTGGTCAGCCAAGAAAATAAAGCCCAAGAGAAAATCGACCTGATGGAAAAAATCAGAGCGAACATGACCAAAGTCTTTTGGGATTACTTTTTCCTTACCATCAAAGTCGTTCTTATCTTCACGCTGTTAGGAGCATCCCTCTACACAGTCGCACACCTCGTACCTAAGGAATGGGCTATCTGGGCTCCTCTTCCCATCGCCGCTGGATTAGCTTTTTGGGAATGGTGCGGAAGCACCTTTAATCGCTGGTATCACGGTCATTGGAAATAACGATGAAGAAAATTGAATTAACGATTGAACAAGCCGAGTTTCTTCTTGACGCAGTAAGACGTTTACAAAAGTTAATTGATCTAATTGAAACTCTTTGGAGTATCAGAGCTGATACAGCCAGAAAATTGACTCAAGGCAAACCAATCAATGTAACTCCGATGATTGACTTTCTTGTTTACAAGATTCAAAAAGCAAAGGACGAATAGATATGACAGTGAAAGTAATTCAATGCGATCACAAGAAACGTTTAGACGGATATTGGTCTGAACTCAAGCGACTTGCAGACAGGTGGGAAAAAGACCTATCCGATCTTAAGGAAATTAACGAAATCTCGGAAGCAGAAGCTAAAGCAGAAGGAGAAGTCCTTGAACTCTTTTGGGATTTTATAGAAGAAGTGGACGAACTTGCCGAAGAAGTAGGACTTTATGACGAGGAAGAATAATGAGTTTCTTGGATGATCAGTTGATAAAGAAAGTTCCTTGTAAAACATATACAACCGACTCTGCTAAAGATATTCAAGACGACTATGAACGTGGTCGTAAAGCAGGTCGAGAAGCCGCAGAACAGTCAGCCTGGGAGCGTGGATATCGTGACGGATATGCAGAAGTTGAGGCTGAAGAAAGACGCAGACATCAACCTCTCGACAACTTCAGATTGAAATCTTATATAGGTTACTAGGAAAATAGACAATGGAACTCTCACCTCTTCTTATTTACTTCATTGGGCAACTTGATGCTTTTAATGGCGCCTGTGGTCTCACCTTAGTTTTCGGAGGTATCGCTTTAGTGGTTATCAACCTTGTTAAAGCGGTTTCTTACTGTGACGCCGAAACAACTTACGAGCTTAAGGCATATAGCAAAATCAAATTTGTAACCGACAAGACAAATAAACTATTAGGCCCGATTGTGTTTGTTGCTTTTCTCGGCTCAACATTCCTCCCATCACGTAGCACAGTAGCAGCCATGATTGTCGTCCCTGCTATTACGAATAACGCACAGGTGCAGAACATTTCTCACAGCGCTTTACGTTGGGCTGAGGAATACATCAAGAACCAGCTTGAACTCGAAGTTCAGAAAGCAACAAAGGTGAAGTAATGCTTCCTGAATGTAAACGTGGGATAAAAATTATCGCCGACCACTACGGCATCAATAATCAAACGGTCAAATTAGCTGAAGAATGTTCGGAGTATTCAGCCTCCTTCTTTAAGTTCCTCGGCTACAGCCACCTCGAATCCAGCCGCAAAGCCAAAAAATATTATGGTCGGAAAAAGAAATCAGCTTGTATCGCCAACATGAAGGAGTTGGCGGACGTGTTGATCTTAGCGAAGCAGATTGAATACTTAATAAATCAACCTGACAACACCAAAATCAAAATTCTGCTGGACGGATACATGGCAGAAAAAATTAAACGTCAACTCATACGCATTGAAGAGGAGAATAAAAATGCTTGATTGGAAAGACTATCGCCTTGTGGAACCTGATGAATCAGGAACTTACCTTGTCATTCGTGATCAGGGAAGGCGCAAAAAAAGTAAAGACAACGAAAGAAAAATCCGCACATATTCTATTGAAGTAGCTTATTGGAATGCTGAAAAAAGATACTTTACCCATCCTAGTTTTGACGCCTTCGTAAAAGACTGGGCAAAGGTTGATTCACCTATGTATCTCCAACAGTTTGAGAAGGAAGGAGAAGCACGGGAAATCTCTTGGAATAAGCCTGATTGTGACCTATGAAGACACTTGCCAACATCCTTATTAACGCAGGGACAATATGTCTTCTGCCTGTCCTTTATGTTTGGCTTTGCGACATTGTGAAGGACATAAGAACAAAGCCTTACTTTGTTCATAAATATCTCGTCTTATGTCTAAGTATTGTTATAGGAGGAATCATCATCGAACAAACGATGACTTAACCGATTATGGATTCTCAAGAAACAAACCAAGACAAAATCCTAAGTTTCTTGAGTAAGCAAAATTTGGAAGCAAAGACCGTAAGAGAGATTCAGGAAGAAACTCAAATCGGCAAGGAGAAACAAAACCCGCTAAAGCCTGTATGGGAAGCATTAAGCAGGTTAGAAAAGGACAAAAAAGTATTCCGGTTCAGCGTCGATAATCAGGATTACTTCACGTTATACGCTCGACGCAACAAGTGTTACGCAATGGTAAAGACTCGGCAGAGTGCTCATGCACGACGAATCAATTACCTCCTAGGAGTGACCCTCCCATCCCAACTTGCAAGAACACCTTCGATCAATCCGTTGGATGACGGAGAAACCAAACGTTTCGATTCAGGTCATTACCGTAATCGTTACATGGAAAACGAAACCAACGAAGAGATCAAAATCCTATAGGAGATGTAAATGGATAATAAGAAAGAGTTGGTATGGCACGACTATGCCGAAGAAGAACCTACACAAGGCGGTTCCTACTTGACTGTTGTTCTTGCCGGAACAACAAGCAGTGACAAGATTTTTGTCAATCAATCAGTCGCCCACTTCTCTATGGAGACGGGCGACTTCAATTTACCTAACGTACTCTACTGGGCTGAACTAGCCTACCCCGATGATGTTGACCCTGACTCCTACTACATGGACAGGGATGACAACTTAAATCGTCCTCCCAAGAAGTTTCTAAACGAAGGTGTCAGGTAATGGAAATTGTTTTATCTGATGCTGAAATGACGATGGCTGCTAATGTCGGAGTGATGCGCAGAATCTCTTCGATCAAGCAGAAACTCAAGAACATCATCAAGCTCACAGAGTATGAAAAATGGGGTATCGACATTTGCGGAGCCTTTGGAGAGATGGCTGTCGCTAAGGCCTTAGGTCTTTACTGGGAAGGCGGTGTCGATACTTTCAAAGCTCCTGACATTGGACAGTTTCAAGTCAGGAGCTCTCGTCATACAAACGGTCGTCTGATTGTCCGTGACAATGATCACGATGACGACATCTTCATTCTTGTTGTAGGCAAAGCTCCATCCTTTGAAATCATTGGGTGGATTAAAGGTAAGGACGCAAAGACCGATGCCTACCTCGACAACCCCAACGAACTTAGACCTGCATGGTTTGTACCACAGGAAGCACTTCACCCTATCTCAGAACTCAAGGAGAAAATCAATGAATCAAGATAAAGTCTTTCCCGAAATTCCACCTGAAATAATTAAGACTGACCCTAAACAAATCAGTATTTACGATGTCCACAAGGATATTCTTCAACAGTTGCATCAGACATACCTGAACAAGAATCACGATTATGGAAACTCTTTCCACAAAGTTCGTGAAGAATTTCCTCATGCTGTATTGATTCGCTTGATGGACAAGCTCGAACGACTGAAAGCTCTGTATGTTTCTCCTGCTTTGGTTAACGAATCTATCGAAGACACTCTTCTCGATTTAGCGAACTACGCAATCATGGAAGTGGTTGAGCGACGAATGAAAAAGCAGTAAGGCAAAGGCTTCCATTTTGGAAGCCTTTTTGTTATTCACCCCAAGAACTAAACTCACCTAACGATTGACCGAAGGAGCCCTGCCAACCGTACTTATCTTCGTGAAGATCATTCCCAAACATTAGGTCACCCTTGAAATCGGGAGAAACAATGTAGTTCCCAATGGATTCGTTAAAGAACTTCTCTCCCGTTACAACCATCTTAGAAGCAACATCAATCACGATCACCAACGAGTCCACTTGGTCATCATGTTTGCCGGAAGGAAACTGACTAAGTTCTGTTTCCCAATCGTCCAGCCAATCCGCTTCCTCAGGAATAAACACTCTTCCGCCTTCAATGATCGGAGTGATCGAAGTACAGCGGTTAGTCTTATCGTTTGTGCCAGGTTTCCACGGGAGAATCGTCAACGAACTTCCGTGTCTCATATCCTGAATTAGTGACTGACCCGAAGCAGCGTCTTCAACATACCATCCTCTAAGCCCTCTTCCCCTCCATACAGAGTTAATGTTCACGAGCTTACGTTTAAGGTCAGGATATTCCAGCTTCTCCCGGTAAACCTTCAGGATGTAGATGTCTCCCAACTCTGTAATCCCAGCTACCGTAATCACTGAGAAGTCGTTCCAACTCTTGGTCTTAAACGCAGTATCTAAACCAATCACAATCGCATGAAATTCCGTCGGACAAGTCTCAGGTGTATAACGTTTGAACCAACTCGTCTTGATGATGTTGCCGCCTAAGACGTAAGGATTCTGCTGATACAGAGCTTCAAACTCTCGGTCTCCGATTCGTTCTCGAATCTTCTTGAGTTCCTTCAGCGGAAACCGTTCAGGCCAAAGAGCAACTTCCCTTTCACAGCTTACGTACTTGTCAGACTTGTTCATGTACGAGCTGGTGATGTTTACGTACTTCCCGTTAACGATAATCCGTGCAGGAATATACCTCGGGTCATCCTTAGGAAGATCACTGCGTTTAATCTCAATCCCAGACTCGATTGTCCGGATAGCCGGATAATTCAGATGAAACCATTCGCCTCGTTTGAACTCGTCGGATTCCATGATACGAGCACCGATGTCATCAGGATTCCAACGTGTATGCGTGACAATAAGAATCGGCGGTTTACCGTTTCTATGCGGTTGCATACGAGTAAGCAAAGACGCTGTGTAGAAGTCCCAAATCTTGTTTCTCTTGACGGTACTATCAGCCTCTTCTCGTGTCTTATACGGGTCGTCAACGATCAGGATATTTGCACCACGGCCTGTTGTTGTACCGCCCATACCCACTGCATAGTAAGCTCCACCTTCTACCGTCTTCCAAAAGTCCACTGCTCGACTCTCTTGGCTGAGTTTGAACTTAGGAAACGACTTCAAGTTTGCAGGATTCGTTACGATCTCACGTGTCTGTCTACCAAACGTAGCAGCCAACTCCGAGTTATACCCAGCCACCATGATCTCTCGTGTAGGGTCTCGCATCATGCAGTAAGCGGGAAAGTTAATCGTCCCATAAAAAGACTTCGCATGACGAGGAGGCATTGTGATCAACAGCTTCCGAATCGGAACTCCGTGACTGTTGATCAACTCGTCCTTCTCTAACAAATCCAACGTCTTAACCAACTCTTCCTGAAAGTCCGCTCGGACAAAATCAGGATAGTTGTAGTCCATGAAATTCGGATAACTAAGCGCTGCTTTCTTGATCTTCAGTAGATACCTTGCCGCTTCCTGCTGTGTTACTTGAGTTTTTACGTTTTGCATAAACCTCTCTGTCTATCTGTCTGAGCCTTTCCTGATCTTCCTCGCTCACCTCAAAGATGTGCGGATAACGCTCTTTCAATTCCTGTAAGTGAATCCCGGTAATGTCCTCCTCGATACCCAAGCCTTTGCCTGTTGTGAACACCAAGGGGTTGACTTCCTTGTCGTAACGTCTCTGTTCTGCGGCTTGTTTCTTTTCAATCTCACGTTGAACAACACTCTTGCTTCGTCTTCCTTTTAATGGATTCACTCTGAACTCACGAAACGTTTTATTCCGAGACTCCTTGATGTCTTCGGTAATCGCTCGTTCCGCAGACTTCAAACCACAGCCGAACCCAATGTCCTGATCTTCAAGCTCCTTTGTCTTACGCCGTGTAGCGGCTCTTTTAGCCACTACTTCAGCCATCTTCTGCTTGATCTCTTCCTCTGAGTACCCCTTATCTCTCCATCTCTGCTCAAGGCTTCTGCCGTTCTTCTCTCTGATCTTTGCCATCTGCTCAGGAGTATGCGAAGGCATCGCCTTTTCCTGTCGCCTAGCCTCTGCTTTAGCGGCTTCGTCAGGTTTCTGCATCGCTAACCGAGTTATATATTTCTTCTCCGCATCATCAAGAGCTTGAATGTTTGCCAGTTCTCGTACAACTTCTCGTCTTGTCTCTTCGGTTTCAACTCTGCTTTCGGATGCTTCAATCTCCTTAGCCTCAATCTCAATCGTGTTAAGACGTTCCTGAACCTCTCGTTTCTTACCAAGTGCCAAAGCCTCCAATTCCTCAATCGACAAATCCTCCACTCTCTTCTGTGTGTTGTCTTCAATCGACACACTCTGCATCTTCGGAATCACACGTTCCGTCAGCAACGCATACAAACGAACCTGAGAAGATTTCCAAGCCTTATTCCCAAGAATGACCTGTTCTACTTCCGGCAAATTCCTCCTAACGACTTCAAACATCTCACGTCTTAATGCCGCAATCTCGTCAGGTCTTACTGCTCTCTTCGCATACAGCGAAGCAATGTTGGCCGACTTCATTGCATACCTAACATTAGGAGCAACTTTCTTGTTGACTTCCTTCAACTGACTCTCGGGAACCATTACAGCATCAGGTTTACCTATCCCAAGGCTTGTCTCAAAGGCAGGTACTAAGCGATCTTCCGTTTGGACTGCTTCTCCCATTTCTTCTCCTTCTCTGCAAACTGATCTGCCAAGGACTCAAAGATGTCCTCAATCAAGTAGGCTTCAATCTCTTCCCCAGGGTTGTCTTCGCAGATATATCTAAGGAAGCCTTGCTTCACATGAACCGTCTCGTGAACCAAGGTCAGCATATAGGCGTACTTCAGCATAGGGTCATAACCACCCTTCATGTTTAGGTACACAACGTGTACCAAGCCTTCTTTATCGTTAGGAATACAACACGTATAGCCGCTTACATCTTCTAAGCAACAGTTATCGATATCTAACGTTCTGTGTGTGTCGTATTTGTGTACGAGGTTCCTGAGTTCGTCTTCTGTGTTTACCAGAATGACTTTGCCGATTTTTAATCCTGTGTCCATAGCGTTCTAAAAAATTGGTGAAAATTTGAGAGGGACTAAGTGACACTGAATGCGACGCCCGAAGGCGAAAGCGGGGGTACGCCCCCTAGTGTCACAACCCCTTTTTTAGGGGATTCAGCCCCGATTTCTTTGATTTTATATATTGTTTTTCAATCTGATATTGGGAAAACTGTTCAATCCTCAACCCTCCACCCTCTCTCGTGCGTATGCACCCGTAGTCCTCAAAGAGGACTAGTGAAGATTGGGGTCATGATTAACCAACTCTTGAAGGAGTTACACCATGACGAACAAGTCCTACACATCCATGACCGCTCTCGAACTCATCGCTATCGCTTCCACAACGCCCGAAGCCGTGACAGAAATGCGCAGACGTATGGCCAACACACGCAACCTCGCTCACGCTAACAGCGCAAAGATTCGCTCTTACAACTCGATGGCCAAGTTCTTCGGAGAAGAACCGCTGGTCTTCACTCGCAAGGACGGAACCGAACTCGCACTCGCCAAGTCCAAACCCGCAATGAAGTCTGCGAAGACCGTTGCCAAGAAGGTCACGAAGCAGGTTGCAAAGACTTCCAACACGCTCACGAAGCGTGTGGAAAAGCTCGAAGCTGACATCGCTTCCATCGCCAACACACAGGCACAAATCCTCAGCATCCTCAACAAGCTGAGCAAGTAACACTCACACAAAGCTCCCTTCGGGGAGCTTTTTTTGTCTGTGAGCACAACAACTTCGGAGAAATTCCATGACACGCACGTACAACTACAACCTCGTCATCGAAGATGACGGCTTCGTATTCGACGACGAAGACAACCTCATTGCAAATGCAAACTTCACGCTTAGAAACGGCAAATACTTCGCCGTTGTCATGCTGTACAGATTTAACGCACACCTTGTCCTTTCGGACACATCCCTCACCAACCTCAAGAAGCTCGTGCTTCGTTCCGTTTTCTTTTCCATGTAAGGAGGCATAAATGCAAAGACTTCCCCTCTAACGAGGGGACAAAGCCATACGCATTCGCATGAGTGTTTATGGCTTTTTTTCTTATCTGTCCATAGGAGGACATTATGACCGCTAAGTATGTAAAGACCGATCGTGGTTACGACGTTCATTCCCCTCTCGGTAATTTCACGATCCACGTGCTGCAACCCTCGAAGAACTATTTCTTCTGCATCAGTTGCACTGCATCCATTCCGTCCACGGAAAAGTCAATCAAGTTCCATCCTGCATTCCGTTGTGCATGGCATTCCCTCAGAGCCATGAAGGAAGCAATGGAAGAGCTGGTCACTGACTGCATTCATTCCGAAAACGTCCGCAAGGACGCTCTCCAAAAGTATGGGCCGAAAGGTCTTCGTTCTTTCTACGAAATCAACAAGCTGTTTAAGGAGTTTTGATATGTCAGATCGTGAGTACGACGAACTTATCAATCGTCTTGAAGCAAAGATTTATCCCGTCATTTTCGCACTCTTCGGAGTGTGGTGTGTTGTTGAAGTAATCAAGGAGTTTGTATGAACAAGAAAGACAAGCAAGAACTTATCCGTAGGCTCCAGCTTCGCTGTCCTGTTGGTTCAAAGGTTACTGTCGAGATAACTAGCGTCGCTAGAAGCGGAATGTCTCGCACTGTACGAGTGATCAACTCGGAAAGCAATGACATCACGGTCATGGTAGCACTGCTATTCCAAACAAAGTACCTAGGAAACCTAGGCTTTCGTATCAGAGGTGCTGGAACGGATATGCGTTTCTACACCGTCTACCGAATGTCACTCGCCTTGTACGGTGACGGTTACAAACTTAATTGGAGATAACGCCCTTCACACGAAGGGCTTTTTTATTGGAACAATCATGCAAAAGACTAAGACAATCACTGGTGTTCTTCTTTCTGTTAATCCTCACACCGCAAAAGCTGAAGCAAAGATCGTCACGTATCGAGACTGTCTCGAAGAGATGTATCAGCTCATTGGCTGCGAATGTTTTGACTGCACAACCCTGAAGCTGGGCGATCAGTTGATTGATGCATACGTTGATGACGAAGGTCTTATGAAAGAGCCTCCGATTGCACTCACCTACATCGGTGGTCGTGAGTTGGCAGGAAACATCCTGCTCATTGGTCACGACGACGAAGGCAACAGCGTTTCTCTTACTAAGGAGCAGATTGACATCATTAGTTCTGTTGTAAGCAACGGTGTTCCGGTTTTTATTATGGGGTAAATCATGTCCGAAAGTTTAATCCTCGCATTTGAAAGACCTTCTCAAGGCAATCCAGTTCCCTACATCTATGTGCATTGGTCAAACGGTTATTCAGAACTCCAAGAATGGATGCAGTTAGCCAAGACTTTCTTTGGTTGTTTGCCGTTAGACAGTGACATTTCCTACGCATTCGCAAGGTTGGTTGGTCTGATCTGTGTCAAGAGAGGTATCGACAAAACAACTGGTGTGGGTGTCGGCATTACCGACGATCCTGACATCGGAGATTACTACGACATGGGTCTATGGGTTATCCGTGATGGTTGGAAGCTCACCCATTACGGCGCAATGGAAGACGGATTCATGGAGAGTTAATTATGAGAACCGAAATGTTATTACCCAACGTTTGGAACGAAGCGAACCTCAATGACAAGTACAAACTTATTGCAGAGACAGACGAAATCGCAGACGTTTGCGGATTTGAAAACGACCCTGAGTTTGGAGTTGATGTTTTCTTTGGCATCTTCGGAGAACAAGAAAAGATTGCTGGTAGATTTCCATCCTGCAAGTTGTGGTTTTTCCGCCGACCTTACGGAAAGAAAACAATTGTTGACTTCGACATCGACTGGAATGTCGGCTACTACTCGGAGTATGAAGACGAATACAACCACGAAGTAAACCTCACCGAACTCGGCGGAGATGACTTCGCAAACAAGCTGGGTATCCTTGAAACATCCTTAGCCAAAGATTTAGCCAAGAAGTTAGCAAAGAAAACTGGACACCTACTTTGATTACGTAATCAAGGAGAACTGTCTATGTATCTAGCAACCTACATGGATACCAACTTCCCCGCTTTGCTTGTTCAATGTCCTAACGTTGAATACGTCAACGCAGTTTTAGCTTCCGCTCCTGCTGAGTTGAGTTGCGTAAACCTCGCAAGGATATGTGCTTATCTCTGCAAGAAAATCAAGACAGGAATTTATATCACTGTCTTGGATGGAGTCCTTCCACCTGATGATCTGTACATGATCAAGGTTGACTACGCCAACCAACTGTATCTCAAACGAATCTAACCCCTTCTAGTTTTATCCCAACCAAGGACAGGAACACAAAAAGTTTCTGTCCTTTTTCTTTATAGGAAACGTTATGTTTACACGTACTCATTTCACATACACAGCCCTTCGTATCTCCGCTATCACCGACATCATCAAAGCACTCCCGGCCAAGAACCCCGGCAAACAAACTGTTGACAGTTCCGTCCTGCTGCTCGAAGAACTCTACGCTCGTATCTCAAAGCGTGTTGCTCAGAAAGCAAAGCTCTACCCCGAACTGTGCCAAGACTTCATTGTCGTTGCCGACTTCATTAGTAACCACATCAAGAAGGCATCTCCTGAAGCCGTTACGTTAACAAAAGAAATGGTTGAAACGGAGGACTATAAGGTTTGCAGTAAAGCTGTAGCAGATTTCCTCACAAATCACTACGCAAAAGAGAAGGCCGAAGCAGAAGAGAAACAGCAGAAACAAGAGCAGAAAGTCCAAGAGCCTCAGGCCGAGACGCCTAAACCTGAACCTGTTGAACCTGAGAAACAGAAACCTGAAGTTGTTACGACACAGGAGAAAGAACCACAGGAATCTGCAACACCTTCTAGTACAGAAGAAACCCTCGACGTTTCCAATGCTACAGAAAGTAATAGTAATATTACGGAAATCATGGAAACAATCTACAAAACTATGACCAACAACGGAATCACAACAGCCGAGCTGGTGTCGTTCTTAGTCAGCAAGTCTGCACAATAAAGGAGATCACTATGAGTTACAGTAATTACATTAAAGCAATCGAAGACAGTGGTGTCAGAGAGATCACAAGTGAAGAGAAATACATCCTTGCTACTGTCTCATGGATGGACATCGATAGAATAAATTTTCAGGGGTCGAAGGCTGACTTAGTGGTCGAAGAGATTGGCCGTTTGGTTAAGGACGGTCAGCCTATATCAATCAGTGCCAACTATTGCAGAGATGTCATCAGTAAGTTGGACGCCAACACAACATCGATTATCAACGCATATATAAATAGATATTGTGAAGGTCTGCCTGACGCAGTTCATATTGCACTTCATAAGTCTCCTAACTTAAACACACTTGTAACTGTGCTTGGTTTTGAAGCTCTTCTTGCCTGTGCAATCGGTGTACTTACCGAGAACCCGATGCTAATCATCTATGCGATAGATGCTTATGTCCTTAATCTTGGCACGGGTAAAGGCGGAACAGGTGTGATGGACATCTCTGCCAAGGCTGTTAGGGAATATGTAGAGAGAAATCTACCAGCAGATAACAACTTCTATCTCGACCCTGACTTTGTTAAGCCTCCCTACCCCTTCTATACAGACGGCGACAATAACTACTGCTACGACAGTAATGCTTATGGCGATTTGCTTACTGATGTACTGAACGGCAACCCGATTAACACCAAGCTTTTATTTCCTGCCTTAACTAATGGACTTTCCACTCTGCACCCTGTCAAGTTAGAACCTGCAACAACTAAAGGAACAACCATGTTTACTCTTACCGACAATCAAAAGAACATCATTGACGCAGTGCTTAAGCCGAGCAACCTCCCCTCTGCTTCTGAGTTAATTGCATTAGCCAATGAGTGTGCAGGTAAGAAAGAGGAAGTCAAAGCCTTGGAGCAAAAGGTTTCCGATCTCACTACCCAGATTGCAACGCTGTCTGCCAATCAATCAGTTGCCAACTTGGAAATTCATTCAACAGACGCAACAATCCCGAGCGGAACAACAAAACTTTACGACGTTGCCAATCTATTCCCCGAGCTTAAGAAGAAAAAGATTTCCTTCACAGTGCAGGGTTATGAATGGAACGGCAAACATCCTCACGTACCTGAGATCAATCCTAACTATGTCTTCAACGTTGAAACTCTGTTGCCTCTGCTGTTAGGCATAGCTAACGGTGAAAACATTTGGTTGTCCGGACATACGGGTACAGGCAAGACCACGTTGATTGAACAGGTATGTGCAAAGCTGAACTATCCCTTGATCAGAGTTGCATTCGATCATGCGATTGATCGTTACGAACTCATGGGAACAACGACTCTGATCTCCGATGGTAAAGGAGGTACAAAGTCTCAGTTTAATCCGGGCATTTTGGAACAGTCCTTGCCCAATGGTTACGTTCTCCTGTGTGACGAGCTTGATTGTGCAAGACCCGATTCTCTGTACGTTATGCAGGATGTGCTTGAACATAAGACTAAGTTCGTTCTTGAATCCAATGATGACACTGGCACTAAGGCTAGAGAGATTCACTTCCATCCGATGTCTCGAATCATTGCAACTGGAAACACCAAAGGCAACGGTGATCAGTTCAATCTATATCCTGCTTGTCGAACTCTTTCAGCAGCTACCTTGGATAGATTCACAACATGGATTGAGGTTGATTATCTAAGCAAGGTAAGTGAAAAGAAACTGCTAAAAGATTCAGGCTCAGTAGGAAACTTAAACGATAAGCAGATTGATTCCATCACTGAATTTGCCCGTTGTATGAGAGATAGATTTATCAACGGAACAATTCCTGTTTCCTTCTCGCCACGAAGAGAACTCCAGTTTGCTAAGAAGACAAGCTTCTTGATGGCCGTTGCTAAGTACGACTTCGCAAAGGCAACCCGTGTCGCATTACAAGCAGTTGTTATTGCTTCAGCAGACAAGGACGCAGTTGATTCAATTCTCTCCCTTGCTCAGGTTGCCTTTGGTATTGACAACACTAAGGCTTACAAGAATGTTTTCTAAGGATTGATTATGAACAACAGTAGATTTATTCAAGCAACGTGCGACACATCAAAAGCTGTTGGAAGAAACAACGGTATTAAAGTTCGATTCTCAGGAGATGGTGCTTACACAGATGGCTCAACGATTACGTTGCCTTCTCTTCCTCCGTTTGGAAATATCTCTGACAAACAAATGAAAATCTTTCAGGGTTACAGAGACCATGAAACAATGCACATCTTACTTTCTCACATGAAGGACTATTCAAAAAGTAAGATTAAGAGTTGGGTAGATAACAATGAGATAGATAAGAAACTCACCTTCAATTGCCTGGAAGACATACGAATAGAACGTTGTGCTAACGAAGCATACTTCGGCATGGCTTCTAACATTCACGCTGTGAATCAAAGTCTAGGCGAAGACATTCTTGAAACCATTAGGAAGGAGCAAGAGAAATGGAAAAAGAAAGGCAAGGATGTAACCGCTGAGACATTGTATGAGCCGCTGTACTACGCACACATGGTGACGATGGCTCGTGCACGTATGACTGCCGGATTTGAATATGACCCGCTGTTTGATATTTACGATACTGCTTCCGATAAATGGAAACAGTTTGCGGATAGATGGGCACAGAAAATCAACTCCGTTCCTACAGGATGGGCACCTCACGGTGTTGATCAGCAGGTTTCTTTAGACGGAGTTAAGGAAGTATTCTCACTGGTTCCTGCTTTCATTGCTGAAGTTGATAAGCTAAACCAGCAACAAGAACAGAAGGAGCAACAGCAACAACAACAGGCACAAGGGAATAACAAAAAGAAAAACGGCAAAAGGATGTTGGTTGATCAACAGCTTTCCGCTTCTCAGAATCCCAATCAACAGGGCCAAGGCGAAGAAGGAGAAACTAAGGATTCGAACAAGCTAAAGTCTGAGGATAAATCTAAGGCTGACGCTGAAGGAAATGCTGATCAAGGTCAAGCTCAAGAAGACAAAGCTGATCAGCAAAAGAAAGAGAATACATCCTCCAGCCAAGGCAAAGGAATGGGAAATGATGAGGCGCAAATTTATCGTTTCGATAAGGAAGCAGCACAGAAAGCATTAGTCAATGATATTAGTGCCGAGCTTGGCAGCGAGGAAGACCTTCCTTATTCGTCGAAGTTTACAGAGAAAGTAAATAGCTATGAAATTTACTACGATTTTCGTGGCGATTTAAATTCCGATAACGCTGACAAATTATTCAGCGCTGTGAAGGATGATGTAATCAAGGCTAAGCGTGGATTAGAGATAGCTTTACAGGCTCGTAACGATGTTGACATGAAGAGCGGAGCCTTAAGAGGTAAGCTCGATTCAAAACGTCTAGTTGAAGCCGTGACTGGCAGCCCTTATGTATACAGGAATCGCAAAGACGGAAGAGAGATGGACACAACCGTCACATTCTTAATGGATACAAGCGGTTCGATGGGAAGGGAAAGGATGTTTGAATCAACCAAAACAGCCTACGTTTTATGCAAGGCTTGTGAATCTGTGGGATGTCGAACTGAAATCTTTGCCTTTCCCGGACATGGAAGAGACGTTCTTTTTGAATCAAAGGCAACAGGTGCAAAGATATTTCGCAGTCTCACCGCAATAAAAACTCTAAGCGAAAGGATTGACCAACCAGTTGTCAAAGAAAGATTCGAGTTTAACTCACACTGTGGCTTCGGCTGCACACCAATTGCTGAAGCTGTAACTATCTTATTGCTTCGTCAAGCAAGTATGCTGACCAAGAAAAAGATTCTTATCGTCCTTACTGACGGTGATCTTTACTCTGATGCGGAGGAATACTTATCTGTTAACTGTAAAAAGTTTGCAGATAAAAACGGAATCCATTTGTTTGGAATAGGTCTCGGGGTTGAGTTGGATAAAGCGTTCAAGGACTGTGTAAAAGTAGAGTGTGGAGACATAAGCCGCAAAGTCTTAACCCGTATGGCACAGATCATCGCAGAGGAGAAATAACATGGGCATCATCCCTATCGAAGAAGCAATGAAACTCAGCCCCACTGCTCGTGAGATTTGTTTGAGGCTAAGGAAAATGTCCCTCGATAAGATTTGGTATGCGTGTCTTGAACAAACTCACGACAGAGAACAAGCAGTTGAACTCTATACCCAATACGTTCGTATGCAGGAGGACGAATGGAGGAAAGATCAAATCAAATTTGAAAATCAATCTGCTCGATACAAGAGCTTCAAGCGGTGGAGAAGAAAGAAACCGTACTATAGATGTTAACGTTAAGTAATAAAAGAAAAACTTTTCAGGTAATCATATCTGAACATTACTGAGGATTGGAAATGTATGTATAATTGTTTCCAATCCTTTCCTTATAGGAGATACGTGATGGAAAAATTAGAAAGAAACATTCAGTCCCTTAGAGACGAACGAGATTTTTACAAACGAGCTTACGAAGAGTTGCTTCAGAGACTATCCACGGGTGAGTTTAATCTGAAAACACAGGCCGTTCACAACGCTCTTCCTGTTACAGATAAAACTGAAACGAACGTAATAGTCGAACTCAAAGCTCTGACTGTTAAACGTCTCCTTATTTTAAGCGCCTTCTTTTTATACGGCGCAAAGATAGACGAACTCAGTAAGGTGTTCGATGTTAGTGAGAACTCGATAAGAGTGAACTTGTTCAGAGCAAGAGAAGCACTTGGGATGAACAACGGAGCTCAGCGTGTTCTCGAAGTTACTGAAGGATTAAAGCAATATGACAACGAGGAGTTTCAGCAGAAAACAGGGGTTCCAAAAGATTGGTGGGAACACAGAGACGAATACAGGGATCGAATTAAACAAATTCCTGACAGACTTCGTTGATGTATTTTCCACCGACGAATTGTATGAAATTCTTAACGCTTACATGGAGGGAGATTGCAAAGACATAGAAAACAGCCTATGGGAAAAGATGTACCGCACATTTTTGTGCCTGGATGAATGGGAAGTTCTTGATTTTATTGACGAGAACTTCCCTATTTTTATGGCTCGTTTCACTCTTCGTTCTTATAAGGAAAGGAACACAAAATGAGAGTAAATGATCTGATAGATAAGTACATAGCGTACAAACTTCTAGAAGCCCCGCAACTCGGGGCTTCTCTTTTAGAGAAGCTGAGAGCCATTCGTCATGTGTTCGGTGAGTTGGACGCTGAGACGGACGGCGTGGAGTTGGCAGCGATTGCCTCCCATCATTGGGAAGGGAAAGCTCCTGCAACACGGCAAAGGATTCTCGTACAGGTGAGAGCAATAAGAAACTTCGGTTATCGTTCCGCTCTGATCGGTAGACCGACTCCTATTCCTCTCCCCTACGTGAATAATACACGGTATGTAGACATATCGCCTGACCAACTTCGCATGATTCTCGAGGTAGCAAAGAGAGTTTATCCTTGGGCTTACCCTTCCCTTCTCCTTCTTGCGCATACAGGTGCACGTTTAGGTGAAGCAATGAGGTTTACCTATCAGGACATCAGGTCGGACGGCAAAGCCATCGTGATTCACAAACCTGTGGGCAGAAGGACAAAGACAATCGAACGAGTTGTTCCGCTCACAAAAGAACTTAGATGTTTGTTCCAGTGCGGAGCTGTTCCCTTTTTATATCCGGACGGAAAGAGAATCCCCAATCACAACGAAGCATCACGTGTCTTAGGTAAAGCATTGAAAGTCTGCTGTGAAATCCTCGGCTATCAAGAGCTGAGAGTTCACGATCTGAGACACGCATACGCCGCCTTAATCGCTTCATACGGAGGAGATTTAGCGGACATAGCTTCTGCATTAGGACATTCCAATCTTCAAATGACGATGCGATACAGAGGCTTAGTGAGGAACAAGCTGGAATCTATCGTTGAGAAAATCTAGGAGCAAATCATGGACAACTTCACAGAAAGTTTTAATCCGTATCATAAGTACGAAAACTTTGAATGCTATGTAAAACTTAACATGGAGTACTTAAAGACAACTGATGGTTATAAGTTTTACAAGATTGATGATGGTCTCACAAATATTCTGCTTAACAAATCCCTACTTGATGACGAAAAGTATAAAGAGTATGCCGATTTACTTTCGAAGTATGAGGCTGACTTCACATACGACTGCGAAGAACCAATCGAAGGATATGACGACATCACTGGTAAGTTTGGGAAGGTTTGCCGGGTAGCTTTTTATCCTAAGAAAGGATTGACTTTATCGTACAAAAATGTTCTGAGATTAAGAGAGTTTCTCGACGATGCGAACGAATACATCTACCAAAAGAAAACACTTTACGCAGGACGCAAAGACTTAGAAGCAAAAGTTGAGAAAGAACTTGAAGAAGTTAACCAGCACATCGGATTACTCGACGATTACATTTGGGAGATGAGAAATGAGAAGAACTGAACTTTTGAAGTATGTCCGTGAGATGCAGACTCCTCGTATCTGTTTAATAGACGATAGATACTACACAAGAAGAAGTCCTGCGGATATATATAGGTTGACATTTGTAAGAGACAAGCACGGAATACGATGCTACGACCTTGCCAATAATTGCAAGTTGATTTCCTTCGCCCAAGACGATTCTGACCTAAATATATTTCGATTGGGTATCGCAAATCTAACCGGCCGCATTGACGCAATGAGTTTTATTGAGTTTTATAAGACCAAGAAACGTGCCCGACAGCGATTGGAAGAGAGGCGGGAAGACCTAGATGTGGATACTTACAAGCGACTTAAGGCCGATCTTCGTGCGCCTATCTGAATCTATAATCGAACAAGGTTAGGAGAAAGTTATGAGTGAAAAACCGAACTTGATACTCAGCTTTGAAGATGCGAGTGATGTTTATGGTCTTATTGTTGACGCAGAGACTACCTTCGAGCAACGGATTTATGACTATGAGAATAAGGAAGACCCAACAATAACCAGGGAGATTTACAAGGACAGTCTGGAAATGCTGAGGGTTTGCCAACGATTGGATAAAATCTTCGAGCCTTACCTAGAGAAGGTTGACGGCCCGTTAGAAGACTAATCTAATATGTCGATAGCGTCACCATACCCGCAAGGATATGGTGACGTTTTGCGTTAATTGCGACACATCGTGTACGTGAAGTACAGATTTATCCAGTCTTCAAGGCGCATAACAACCAAGCTGTCTTGAATCTTTACGCCGTTCTTACGGTTAATGACGACAGGCATGATGTCCTCTTCGCCGCTTTTCTTGATTGCTTCCTCAGCCTGTTCCATCGCCTTGTAAGGCTGGAATCTTTCTGTACGTTTAGCTTCCACGTGTATGAACGGAGTGTTTACCAAGTCTGCTCCGCCTGTAGCAACACCTCCTCCGCTTAGTAACGCTCTCTTAACAGGCGGGTCAAGCAAAAGACAAGCGTTGAAGTAAGCTGCTAATTCTCTTTCGTACATGGAGCCTTTTTGTTTTGCAGATCGTGGTGTCATACTAATCCTAAGAAAGAGCTAGATAATCCGGATGCAGCTTCAACGTTTGAATACTTGCACTTCATGCAAAGCCATTGACCTTTTGGACGGAGGATAGGTTTGCGACATTTCAGACACGGCTTATCCCACATCTCTTCAGGAGGCAGAACCATATCCTGCATATCAAATCGTTTAAAGATTCTCAAGATTGTTTTGCGAGACAGATCGTATTCAATCTCTAACTGAGACCAAGCAACACCTGATGCACGTTTGTACTGGAGTTCCTTAGCTAACTCCTCTGTTGCTTGAGCAACCTTACGATCATATTCGCTCATAACAACACCGACAAAATAAGAGTGATTGCACCGATCAAAGACATCCAGTAAGCCAGGCCATAGATCACGAGAGTAATTGTGGTGTTTGTGTCGATGTTGATCGTGTTGTTTTCGTTGTCCACTTGTACTCCTTCAAGGATTACGCATACAAGCGGGAGCATAGGAAAACAAACTACGCAGAGGATGGTGTCCTTTATGACGGCTAACGCATCCTTCATCAATGCACCTCCTCGTCTTTGATGTACTCAAAGTCATCATCAAGGTGCAACCAAAAAGTAATGGCATGAGTAAAACGATTCATGGTGGGATGACAAATAACTTCCACCCATTTCATCTCATAGTCGTAAAGCTGTTTCATAATCTCAGGCAAGGTTTCGTTACGTACTCCTGCGTTGTAGTAATCCTCCAAGTCACGCAATGCCAACAGCACTGCGTCATCCCTTCCCGCTTCTGTTGAGAACACAGTCATCAACATATCTTCTGTTTCAGGTCTGAGTTTCCAAGAGATTCTTTTCTGTTGTTCGTCCATTACTTTCTCCTTTAGTTTGACGTTTCAGTTTTTTCTACCCAACGTTGGATGACGTTGCGTGGAATCTTGAGGCGCATAGCAATATCAAGCGGTGACTTACCTGCTCGGTACAATGCTTCTGCTCGTTGACGGGGAGATAGAGACGAGACATAGATCGTCTTCCCCGTTCCGATGTCGGTACACAATCCGACATACGATGTCTCATGGTTTTCAGTAACTTGTCTGACCTTGCCGAATGCAATTTGGAATACTGCTGTGAGTTCCGCACCAAGCGGACATTTCGACGCCAAGTAATCCCATGCAGTATCAACAGCGCCTTTGTCATTGGTCACAACTTTGGTAATTGCATCCGGCAATCCGGCTTCACGTTGAGCTTGATCGTCGTCCTTAATTACCTTTGTTACGATAATCTGTGTGTCTAAGTCTTTAAGCTGTGCGGTTGAACCTGCTTCACGACCGAAGCCGTTGGCACTAGGTTTGTTCCTATGGTGTACGAACACGACTGCACGTCCTGTGTTGCGAATTGCCATGCAGAGTTGGTTGACTTTGACCCAAGCCGCAGGAGAGTTCTCTTCCATGCCTTGCCAAGCAGAACGCACCGTGTCGATGACAACGATCTGAGGATTGGTTTGTTCCAGTAACTTCTGAAGGTTGGTAATGCCTTGTCCGCTATTGAGGTCAAGATCAATATCAGATACGGAAGCCGCCCAAATACTCATACTCTCAGGCATATCTCCCAAGCCTGTAGAGAGTTGATCAATGCGGTCAACAATCGTGGTGGCGGAGAGTTCGTAGTCCAAGTACAAAACGTTGACAGCTTTGTCCACTGAACCTGCTCCGAAAGATTTACCGAGAGAAGCCGCCCATAACAACGACATCAGCCACAGTGTTTTACCGTGACCGTTGAAACCAACAACCTGCGTGATGGACTGAGGTGATATGAACGGGTCAATCAGGAAGTTCCTGTCACCGTTCAACTGGTGCAACTCAGCTAAGTTCTTAGGAGTGATCAGGCTGATAGCTTTAGCCCTTGCTTGTCGTACAGGGTTGGCGTTGTTGTATTTATCCTTCGCTTCGTAACGTTCAGGATGACGACGTTTATCACGGTCAACAACACTGTGAATAGTTGCCATGTATTCACTCTCAGGAAGGAGAGAGTCAAAGAACTCAGCCATGAACTGTTGAGCTGCTACCTTGATCTGCTCAACATCCATACCCAGCGTCAAACAGTAACCAACGTAACGAGTGACCCAAATGTTTCGACCTTCTCCTTCTCGGAGTTTTCTTCCGAGCTTTTTTGTTTTGGCCTTTATCTCGTCCCAAACGGTGTCGCTAGTTCTACAACCTTCGAGGCTTAGTTGTTCAAACGAGAAGTCCTCGTTAGACATAATCTGTCGTTGCTGAGGTTCCTCCCCGACAATGGGCATTCCTTTGTACGTAGGTAACCAAAGAAATGCATCATGAATATCTTCAGAAGTTTCAAACCTGTACTGATGAACGAAGCGATTCTCTTCTGTGCTCCACTTCAAAGACGGAGGAGCGACAACGTAACCGCCGTCGCCTCTGAGATCAAGGCCGTTTAAGTTGGGCCAGTCTGTGCTGACACTTCCAACCTTGTTCGGCACAGGGAAGCCAGGATGTCTGAAGTAGAAGTGGTTTCCACGTGTAGTCTTTACCGTAACATTACTAAAAATTTCTCCGTCGTTTACTGCGTACTCCAAAGCTTCCTGATTATCACAGTCAACAACGACTAAATTACTAATCGCACCCGTGACAATTCCGAGTCCGAAGACTTTAGTCGTGCCTCCTTCACAGGGCACTCCGTCATTAAACCAACTATCAACTTCCTCCTCTGTCGGTTGCCTTGACTGAAATTCTTTCCATGAAATAGCAGGTTTCTTTTCGGTCAAGCTGATAGGAATGATGGATAAGCCAAGCTCTAAATAAAGATCAGCAGACTCCCGAACCTCTTTCATGTATTCAGAGAACTCGTCGTCTTTTATTTCGTCTGACATTTAACTTCCTTGAGAAAATATTTACTTGTATTACTCAAAATTTTCAGTTATATTACCATTGTTTTCATTCAAATAGGAAAGGAATTGAAACATGGCAGACCTCAAAGCGCTTGTAGATGATTTCGTTCGCAAGTCATATCAAGCAAAGAATTTCGCAAAGGAAGCGAAACAAGCCAAGGAGACGTTACTTAATACCATTGTTGAGACCGGAATGGTTTCTGATGTGGAGTTAGAAATCAACGGCTCTGACCACACTGTAAAAGTGAAAGAAAAGAAAACAAGGAAATGGGATAGTAAAGAACTGGAAGCTCTTTACGGTCAGACACTTCCCCAGTTTGTCGGTCGGAAACTCTCAATCGCTGACTCTATCTATGAGTCTTTATCTGAAGAAGAAAGAGATGTGCTCAATAACTGTTTCACGCCTGAAGCAGCAGTCGTTGTTCGCATTATTAAATAAGGAGAAGTAACTAATGGCATTTAAGCCGTTCAATACAGCAGACGAAACCACGTCTTATCTCAAGACATTGGTTTACGCAAACGCTGGTTGGGGTAAAACAACCCAAGCCAAGTATTACCAAGAGAAGTACGGAAAGGGATTCGTCCTTTCAGGTGAAAGCGGATTGTCCTCAATCCGTGGAGCTGGAATCGACTACCTTCCGTTCTCCTCTTTCGACGGAGCTCACGACCCTGACAAAGGTGTGTTCTCCTTCAAGGGCATTGTCAAGATGATGCTCACGAAAGAGTTCAAAGATCAGGGATACAAATGGATTATGGTTGATTCGATCACCGAGTTGTCCGACATGGTGATGGAATACGCAACTGCTCAGGCAGAAGCTACAGCCGTTAAGACTGGTAAGAAGGTCAATGGGTTTGAGAAGTTCTCTACTTACAACCAGTTGTTCCTTGCCTCCTGCAAGTTCATTCGTGACCTTCCCTATCACGTCGTTCTCTCTGCCTTGTCTGTTGAATCCGACAATGAAGATGGAGCCCGTGAAGTTTATCCGAACGTTCAGGGTGCAAAGATGCGCAGTCAGCTCATGGGCATCTTCGATAACGTCCTTGCAGGTGTGAAGGTTTCCGTTAAAGGTGAAGACGGAAAAGTCTCTATCAAACGTTACGTCATCACGGATGACATCCGTGGGTATCACGCAAAGGTACGTGACGAGAAAAGACGTGTCCTTCCGATTGAAGACACTGCGTCCATTGTTGATGTTCTTTCAAAGATCGAGAACTAATCATGTCTAATGCAGACCTTCAAACACTAATGCAAAAGGAAATGGAATCCGCTTCCCTTCCTTCAGGTTCAACACTTGTATTCAACTGTGTTAAAGGCCCGACGGCTTTGTCTGTTATGTCTGAGCACGTTGTTCACCGTGCTGAAAAGATCACCGTCCTTCTTAATCGCATGAAGGACAGCTTGGCTCAAGGCACTTCCGACTTAGATAACTACTTCAAATTGCAGGAAGAGTTCTTTGACAACGTTGGATTGGCTCAGGCTGACCTTGATCTGATCTCAAGTCTTATTCGCTACAAAACAGAACACTGGAAACAGTCCCAGAAAAACTAAGGAGTTTATTTAAATGTTTGATTTTTCTAATCTCGACCTCAGCAACGCTCACATTCAGGAGCCTCTAAAACCCGGGCGTTATGTTGCAACGATTACTAAAGCTGAGGTCAAAGATAACAAACTTGGTACAGGCAAGAACCTGATCATCGTTTTCAAAGCACCTGAAGGTACAACCTCCACAACAATCGTTGTGGCAAACGCTAACAAACAGGCTGTCGAGATTGGTCTCGACAAACTCTACACCCTGCTTGTATACGCAGGTCATCCGACACCAAAGCATCCTGGCTCTGTCAATTCTCTGATCGGTCTGACGGTAGGTATCACCGTGATTCAAGACGGTGAATACACACGTGTTGCAAACGTGTTCCGTCCGCCGAAGGAAGAAGCTGTAACGGAACCTGTTGATGAATCAGATGCAATCCCGTTCTAAGGAATAAGTATGTATTCAATCCCTACTCACTCCCAACTGCTTGAGGATGCGGGATTCCGAATCATCAGGGCAGTGGCTATACCTTCGGGTGACCCGAGATTGTACGTCTTCCGTTTCTCGGTTGAGGCTAGAGGCGGTATCAAAGCCAGTGTTCAGATCACTGTCCAGGATGACGAGGTGAAATCTATAGAGGGTTTGCCTCCTATGTACACGTTCACGGACGGGAAGATTGTGTTGACCGACACTGTTCCCGCTCCCGTAAAGAAGAAAGCAATGGCACTCCAGCGAATCTCTTCTCAGGTTTCTGCATCTGCCTTAGATCAAAAGTTTAAGGAAGCTGCTGAAGTCGTAAAGAAGGCTTTCGACTTAGGGACTGCAAAACTGTACATGGGTAAGGAGAAACCTCGTCGTTATATCGGAGCGTCGCACATCGGCAATGACTGTATCGCATACAACTCTTTGTGTGCGAGAGGTTTTCCGAACGATATAGAGACACCTCGTCAGACCCGCATCTTCCAGAACGGTCACACCCTTGAAGACTTCGTTGTAGCTCAACTAAAAGCTGGTGGTCTGAACATCTCCGAAGTTGCTGAAGACGGAAAGCAGCATGAGTACACAGCTTTGGGCGGTCATGTTGTATGTCACTTGGATGGAATCATCACAGGAGAGAAAGGCTTTAAGGCTGTTCTCGAAGTGAAGTCCATGAACAAGAAACGCTTTGAGAACTTTGTACTGCAAGGTGTAGCACTAAGCGACCCGCATTACTACGCACAGGTTCAGTTGTGTATGTACCTAAGCGGTATGCAGTACGCAGTGTTTGTCTGTTACTGCAAGGATAACTCTGACTTTAGTGCCGAGATTGTTCCGTACAACAAAGACGTGGCAATGGGGTTGATGCAACGAGCAAAGGAAGCACTGGAAGCTCGAACGTTAAAGCCTAAGAAAGATTTCTACTGTCAGTTCTGCTTTAAACGCAGTGCGTGTCAGGAAGCTAAGACCAATTCAATTAACACTTGCGCCCAATGCTTACACGCCTCAGCCATTACGACTGGTGAAGGTAAGCGTTGGTTGTGTGACGTACACAGCACGGAGAAACAAGGCGACTCCTTAGCGTGTCCAAACTTTATCGCCTTTAACAATGGATTTATTTAAGGAACCATTATGAATCAGACAGAAAGAAAAGAACACATCAATGAACTCGCCGATAAAACAGTTGCTGAGTTGAATGAAAAACAGAAGCAGATGCTTGATCAGTTCCGCAAGGTTTCCGATACCGTTGCCAACAATAAGAAGGATGCTAAAGACCGCAGTATCCAAGAAGTAGTAACGACTATCTTTGAAGTCGTGAAACTGTATAAGGCTATCGAGTCTTACAACACAATCCTTGAAGTGTTTAAGGAAGGCGTTGGTGATATGCCCTACATCAAAGTTCTTGCTGAAGCATTGGGTGTTGAGAGCAAAGACATCATTAACATTTTTGCAAACGATGCAGAACCCGAGGTTTGGAATAAGCTCGTTCAGCGTCTTGATGTTTTCCTTTTCGCTAACAAAGGCAAGGCGTTTGAAAAAGAAGAAGACACAGGTGGTGAAACAGAGGAAGATGACGAAGGCATTGAAGACAGCTTTGATGTTTCTATTACCTTCGGTAAGAACAAGGAAGGCAAAAACTTCCTTGATCAACTAATCGAAGACGAGACAGAAGACAAGGCTTTCATTCTGAAGCGTGATAAAGAATCAGGATACATTGACGCCTTCGTTGGTCTGAAGTGTGTGGACGAGAAAGGAACCGTAGGATACAAATGCACTCGCTGGAAACCTGTAAAGTACGGTGACCTTTGCATCACCGGAAGTGTTGCCGAAGAGGAGGATGATGAAAAGGATGATCAGGAATAAGGAAGAACTCTTAAGATGCGTGTCGGATTTCATCGACCGACTGACACCGACGAGCTCTGCCAAGATGATCTCCTCGACGGAGGTCAGAAGAATGATGGGTTGCTCCGCTCCTACGCTACGCAGGATTTTAAAAGAAGACCCCTCCTTCCCTAGACCGTTGGTTTGGGGAAAGCGGATGAAAAGGTTTTCACTTTCGGATGTTGAGGAATGGATTAAAACCCACCGTATGAAGTAGTAAAGAAAAAGCCTCGGTTTACACGAGGCTTTTTTGTGGGTAGAATTTGGGTAGATTTTTTGTTTAACCCGTGTATCACCCATATTGTAAGTTGTTGATTTTATTCAACAATAAGAATCCTTGGTGGATGCTGAGAGTCTCGAACTCCCGACCTACGCCTTGTAAGGGCGCC